TCAAGACATCCTCAAGCTGGATGCTGATCGCCCGGACATCATTGGAGTCTGGACGGGGCTCGGGCCTATCTTTGCCTCTGTAGTTTTCGATGCGATTGCCCAGAGCATCGGAGGGTGGTGGGGGATCGGAGCGGAAGGGAAATTCCGGATTCAAGAAGTCTTCGATCCCCGGCTCCAGCCGACTCTTCTGGAATTCACAGATGATGATATGACTGTGGATCTAAATCAGGTGCTTGTGGAGGATCCAGGGAGGGGCATTCCTAATTTCAAAAGCATCCTTCGCTATGCTCGAAATTATGCTCCCTCTGATGATCTTGCTTTTGGAGTCAGCGAATCTCGGAGATCGGAGCTGGCACAGACTTGGAGGACTGTCGAAGCGACAGATACAACAGTTTTGAATGTTCATCTTCTGGCTCGGGAGCAGATTTATGAGACCCTTCTGACAGAGGAGGCAGATGCCCAGGCCCAAGCCGATTCCTTTCAGCAGCTTCGGGGAGTGAAGAGGCGTCCCTATTCCTTCGCTGTGGATTATACTCAGGAGAATGAGTTGCTAGATCTTGGAGTTTTTATCAAGATCACTCATCCCAGATTTGGGCTCTCAGAGGGAAAAAATTTCATCGTCATTTCCGAGGACAAGGATCCCCGGAGTAATGAGATCAATCTGATCGCGTGGGGCTGAATCGATGTCAAATGTTCTGATTGCTTTTCCGAATCTCGCTGATGATGCTGTCTTGAGTAATGGCAGCTTCTTCGCTCGGCTTCCGATCATCAATGTGCAGGATTTCCGAAGCGCCAAAGTGGCCAGAACAATCTCCACAACTCTGACAGATACGATCTTGGATGCTGATCTCGGGGAGTCCCGAGTCATCAAAGTTGTCTCCCTCCCCAATCACAATTTCTCCATAGCAGCGACAATCAGAGTCCGGGCAGGGAATGATCCGACTTTCGCTGTCACTCTATTTGATTCGGGCTTTGTGGATGCTCTCCCGGAGATTTATCCCTATGGCGTTTTGGACTGGGGAGATGCGGGGATCTGGGATGGGAAGCTCGGGCAGCAGGAGTATGATGATGGCTATCCGATCCCCTGGACTCTCCTCATTGCTCCTCCTGTCTCTGCTCGCTATTGGAGATTTGAGATCTCTGATGAAACAAATCCTGATGGCTTTATCGATCTAGGCCGACTTGTGATCTCCCCTGGCTACACTCCGAGCATCAACATGAAGCAGGGGCTTCAGATCGGCTGGGAGACTTCCTCCACAACAACAGAGACAGATGGAGGAGCCTTCTTCCATAATGATCGGGCCAGAAGGCGATTCGTAAATTTCCAGCTGAACCAGATCCCAGAGAATGAGGGCTTTGTCAGAATGTTTGAGCTGTCGAGAGGGAGGGGCACATCGAATCCCTTCCTCTTCATCTATAATCCACAGGATACTTTTCATCTCCATCGCCGGGCTTTCCTCGCAACATTTCGCCGGCTCAATCCCCTTCAAGTCCCTCATGCTGATCGGACTGTCCAGGCCTTCCAAGCTGTCGAGGAGTTGTAAATGTCCATCTTTCTGAATGGCAATGAATATGAAGCTGCCGACTTCATCGGGGCTCAAGGGCGGGGCTATCAGGATATCAATCCGGATACAGATCTCCCGTTTTTCCCAGACTCTATTTTCACCGATATGCTGGCGGAGATCGATTCTGCTCTGACATCCTATGATGTCTCAGCCTTCATCGCCGGCACTCCCTCCGGAAATGATGTTGTCTTCCAGTTTGTTGCTGTCCGATCTGTGACTTTCGCGGATAATTTCTTTGGATCAGAAGCTAAGTCCAGAGTGGTCACGACTAATGAGAGAATTTACGTCATTCAGAAGAATGGAGTCCCAATCGGGACTGCTACATTCACGAATGCCGGAGGGGTGGATGCGGCTTTGGATACGAATGCAGGAGCCCTCAATCTTATAGCTGGAGACATCCTAACAATCCTCGCTCCGGCTGCGGCAGATGGCACTCTGGAAGATGTCTCTATCACATTCAAAGGCTAAGCATGGGGCTCGGGCAATTCACAACGCGATCCCTCTCAGGAGTCGCTAATCTGGCCGGAGAATTCGCAGTCAATATTACGACAGAACATCTCCGATATATCCTGCCTGCGAATTTCAATCCCGAAGCCTGGGCCATAAGCATTTGGTTCATCCCAGATTGGGACAACACTGATGGGCTCCGGCACTTCATTGCTTCGATCTATTTGAATGAGGACAATCATGTCGATCTGGAGAAGGATGCCTCCGGGGATTTGCTTCTGACTTATGTGGGCTCAGGGCAGGGAGCTGTCACTGTCTCCAGAACAGTCGCCTTCTCCTCCGGGACTCCTGTATTTGTCGGGATCGCTGTTGATGGCACAGGCCAAGTCTCTCCCTCCTTTGCTCGGCGATATATCTATCTCGCAGCGGATCAGAACGGGGATGGCTCTCTTGAGTATGTCTTCGATGGCTTCTTTGGAAGCTCTGGGGAGCCGCTCATTGATCCCCTTATAGCCGGGACATACACCCTCCATGTGGGATCAGATTTCGCTGGGGGCTTCTCGCTAGATGGGGCTATCTCCATCGCCATCACAAATGATCAAGACAACACTCCTATTTCTGACAGATTCAATGGAGGCCAGGGGCTCCCTCTCCTGGGATCAGAGAGCTGGATAGTCAAATGGTGCGAGCGCTTAGTTATCGCCCTCTCTGGAGAGGCCTCCGGCAATCTGAGAGCAGATACTCGGGAGGGCGGCATTGATCTCATGGATGCCGAGGATGATGGGACAGGGAAGCTGGAGTTTGGAGGAGCTGGCCTTGGAGATCATGATTGGGTCGAGTTCGGAGATACAGATATTTTCGATGGCCTAGCTGCCGGAACATTCTTCTTCGATTTCAAGAATGGACAGACTACGCAAGCTCATCTTCTTGCGGGGCGATTCCCTATCAATCCTAATAATGGTCGACAGTGGATCGCTTCCTTTGCCTCACAAGGGGAGCTGGAATTTTCGATAGCCATTGAGCCCTCTCCCGGAGGGGAGAATGGGAATCTCCACACCCTCCAGAGATGGGCACTTCTGAATCAGAGGATATGCTGGATCGTCCGATATGACGGATCCCAGCCTGATGATTTTGGGCCGACAGGAAAGATGAGAACTTGGATCTCTTATTTCTCTTCTGTGGGATCCCTCAATCCTCCCAATACTGGAGTCTTCAATCCTGAGCAGATGTGGTCGCCTCTCCGAGAGATTGATGGATCCCTTTTGTCGAACACTGGGAATCGTCCTTTCCCCACGACATTCAAATCTGCGATTGGCTCAGTCAATTATCGATGGGGAGCTTTCTCTGATCAGACAGGGCTCTCTCCTTTTCGCGGGGATTTTAATGATCTCCGATTCAATCTTCTCAGGGCTCTTGATCCTGCTGAGATCGAAGCGATGAATCCCAGCGCATTCATCCGGAGTCAATGGACCCATCGCTGGGGCATGAAGCTCAATGCGGCTGGAGAAGTGCCAGAGGATCTTGGATCAGGGCTTGATGGGGAGCTGATGAGTGTCTCGGGAGATGGCCCGGATGAGGCTACTGATCGGAGCTTTGTTCAAGGCCAATTCCCCGAAGTAGTCACAGAAGGAGTCTTCGCTTTCAATGGGGATGGAGATCTGATTCTCACTTCAGATCCGGGGGATGAGGGAGATATCCGGCTCACTCGGCTCTCTCTTCCTGGGGATGAAATTGGCTCGACAGGAAACATAGTATCCACTCCTGATGATTCCGCCTTTGATGTTTTAGTTGGGGATCTGGATCTCCGGATTGATATTCGCCGGGATGCTTATTCCGATACCCTGAATCAATTCAATTCTCAGCTCTTGATCGGCAAGGTCGGAGGGGGATCGGGGGATCGGACTTTCGATTGGAGTTTCCAGAGCTTCATGACTCAGAGATTGGTCGTTTATGATACAACAGGAAATGCCGTAGGAGATTTCCCAGGGGCTATCCTCCTCCCGAAATTCTTGGATGGCAAGAGGATCTGGCTGAGAGTCACAATGCAGAGGGATGATGGAGCGGGGAATCGGGTCGCCAAATTCTTCTATTCTCAGACATGGGATGGAGTCTCGGCTGATGATGGGGATACATGGGTGCTCCATGAGACTCGCTCGTTCTCCGGAGTGATCTCAAATCCTTTGGATGGAAGCCCTGGCTCAGACATGAACATCGGGGCTCATGCCTTCAATCTCCCTGCTCGGCTCCGGGCTGATGTCTTCCGGGCTCAAGTCAGAGATGGGATTGAGGGCACTATTGTTTGGGATCCTAATTTCGAGGGAGAGGCTCCCGGAACAACATCCTTCTCCGAGGATGCGAATGGCTTGACAGTGACAATCAATCAAGTCGGAGATCCACAGGCTGAGATCACAAATGGGCTCCAGCGGGCATCCTGGGGATGGTGGGGCAGGATCGGCAGAATCAGTCCTGTTGTGGAGACAATCTTCGGGAGATGGGATGGAGCCGATAATCAATTTCGGATCGCTCGGAATGGAGCTGATGTCCGAGTCTATATTTCCAGCGGGGGAGCATCGGAGGATGACTTCGCTGATTTTGTTCTGGGGATGCAGGCGGGAGAGAAATGGAAATTCATTGTGACTTATGATGGCTCCGGAGCTTTTGGGCATGCTCAGAATGATCCCCCGAAAGGAGTCCGAGTCACTCTCTATGCCTATCTCTTTGATCCGAGCACAGGGCTATGGGGATCGCGTCAGGAGCCCTCTCCAGCTGTCACAGGCATTCTCCCCCAAGCTCTTGTTCCTTCGGCTCTAGGATACGTCTGGGCGAATGGGGATTTCGCTGGAGAAGTTGATGACACTCGGATCTGGAATGATCAAAGCCTGAGCCAGCTGGAAGCCGATGTGGAGACTGTCTATCCATCATGAGCCCGATCCAGAGCAATCGCTGGAATTTCAAAACATCGAAAGAAGTGTCTCCGGCTCTGGCTCCTAATGTTGTGATCCCTCCTCCGCCTCCTCCGCCTCCTCCCACAATCGTATCAGGGGATCTGATTGATCTGGGAGGAGGAGAGTTCGCGGGAGCTACAAATTTTTCTGAGTTCTCTGTGGCTGCGGGATTGCCCTCCGGGATCACTCAGTTTGGCATCGGCTCCACATCTCCCACGACCCATGAGATTGCCAATGATGCGACAGAGGGGAATTACTTTTCGATGGATGGCCATTCCTCAGATGTCCGGGCTTTCGGCTATGGCTTCGATGCCTTTGATAATGTCTTCCTCCATGGCGAGATTCTTGTTCGGGTCTTTGTCAATTTTGATCTACAGGATTTCCGAAGGAGCATCGGAGGAGCTGCGAGGATATCAGGGCTAGTCGGACAGCCCTCCGGGAGTCCGGATTTTGATTGCATGACATCCGCATTACAGAAACTCGCCGGAACTAATTTCCGAAGCTCTGGCCTCTATGTAAACAATGGCAGCGGATCCATTCCGGTCGATGGCCTGATCCAAGAGACATTTCAGAATCAAGCTTGGATTTGGATTAGAGTCAGAAATAGTCAAAGCATCCCTGATCCTTCAGAGGATGATTGGATCATCACAGCATGGTATGGGAGTCAAGTGGATCCTCTTGATATCAGTGGACAGCCGGGGCCAGATGGAACAGCATTTGATCGATTCCGAACAATCGGAGCGACAGACGCTCTCGGATGGGCTGTCGCAGATTTCTGTGATCAGGGCGAGCAGCGGATTGCCTTCTTATCCTTCTCGACAGATCCGACAGTGATCCCTCCCCCTCTCCCTGCTACTGTGATCGGAGGCCCCTGATGACAGAAGTGATCGATGCTCTCAAGGGAGATCTGGATGCAGTAGTCATCGGGGCCTCTCAAGCTGCTGATCTGAGGCAGCCTGTCGGCTTCATTCGCTCGGGGCTCGGGGAAGTTGAGAGAAGCTTGGGATCTCATCTCTCTCTTGATGGATCCTCCGGAACATTTGCGAGCATTGCCAGCACTTCTCTTCTCGACATTACCCTCCCAAGATCCGAAATTGAGATCTGGATCGATCTTGCCCCTCGCTTCTGGAGTGGAGGATCGGATCTGGGGCTCGGGGAGACATGGGTCGCAAGATGGGCAGAGGATACAGATCAAAGATCTTGGCGGCTTCATGTTGGAGGAGGCGGGGGAGGCGGGACTCTCTTCCATCAATGGAGCAATGCCGGAACTAATCAGACTCAGATCGGTGCCGCCCCTCAGCTCTTCACAATCGCCAATGGAGATATCCGGCAGAAATTGCGGGTTCAGATTGATAACAAGACGATAAATCAAGTTGAGAATAGAGTCTTCCGCAGATTCTCAGATCTGGATCCTTGGACATGCATGGTGAAGCATTTCCAAACAGGGCTCACTCCCCTCTTCAATAGCACAGCTGATTTGAGAATTGGGGATCATGGGCCTGGGCCTGTGGAGAATCCTTTCTTTGGACGGATCTACTCTCTCCGGATCTGGGATGGCCTCCGGGAGAGGGGAGGAGTCGAGATTGTGAATATCGATTTTACAGATCTCGCTCCAGGGATTACTTCTTTCGAGGAACAGGCTCAGGGCTTGACCGTAAATCTCAATGGAGCCGCAGAGATCAAGATAGGAGGGATGACTAAAGGGAATTTCCGCTATCGCATGACAGGGGTTGATGATCATCATTTTCTGCGGCTTGTGAAGGATGCTGATTTTGATTTCCTCCGGGGAAGAATCAATGTTCTGAAAACGACTGCTCGGGGAGTTCCGACATCCTCCGGGCTATCGCAAATGGATCCGACATGGGATGATGATCTCCAAGTGGAGATTCTAAAATCTCAATCGCGGGAAGAGTATGGATCAGCGATCAGAAATGCGGATGGAGATCCGGGGCTCATCCAGCTTGAATCACAGCGTTTTTCTGAAGTCTATTATGATGAGCTTCGCTCAATAGTTTTGGGTCGAGTGGATGCTGTGAAGGCGAGAATCATTCATGTCTAAAGGGAGACAAAAATGCATTATGATGTGAAGTTCGGTCAGTCTGTTGTGATGACTTTGACTGATGTGGATGCTGCTGCTGCTCTCGGGATGGCATTGGATGAGGCGGCAGAGCATGGCTTCCAGACTGAAGGCCTTCGCTCTCATGTTGTCGAGACTGATCGGGGAGATGGGGAGCTGAAGTCTTCTCCTCCAGTCGAGAAGGATGCGGAGCCTCCGGAGGAGGAGGATGAATATTATTCTCTCAACGCTGATGAAGCGAAGGCCGACATCCGGGAGAATGATGATCCGGAAGATGTCCGGGAAGCCATCCAGAGGGAGAAGGATCATCCCCGATTCGATGGAGGCCGGATAGGCGTCATCGATGATGCAGAGGAGTATCTGGGCGAGCTGACTTCCTGATGCTGGAGAAGTTTTATCTGATCCCGATCCTGGGAGGGATGGCGCTTCAGCTTGAGCCTGTTATCACATCGAATTGGGCAGCGATGGTCGGAGCCGGGGGAGTTGTTCTTGTGGCTGTTGTTGTGACTCTCGACAAGCTCGGGCTCCTGAAGAAATTCGGGAATGGAGATGCAGCTTCAGCGGCAGCCCAGACAGAGCTGAAGGGCTCTCTTGATTCTCTCGGGAGCAAAGTCGATCAGCTCAATGCCACAATGAATTCCCAAGTGATGATCTTGGGAGGGCTGACATCGGAGCTGAAAGAATCTGTCCGAGTTGTTGGAGAAGTGCATAAGTGGAATCAAGTTGAGGAGGGT